GTCCAACGGCGAAAGGTGGTAACCACGTCATTTTCAATTATTAAACCGTTGCTTTTCGTCGGTGTTTTCTTTGATTTTCCGTGTGTGATATCGTTATTTTGTGTACAGATAACATGGTCGCAATTGCGACCGGTCAACATTTTTTTTAATTATTTTGTTTTATTTTGTGATCTATGTCTCAATTTTGCTATTTCTATGTAAATAGTCATCTTGAAACTCGGCTTTATTCCAAATTTATTCATTAAAAAACCATTAATCCCACTTTCTACGCCCGCTATTTTTTTTATAAATTTTTTAGCATGACGGTGTTTCTCAAAAGTTTTTATCTTAAACCTCTTTCCGTTTATCTTTGAAAAAATATCATATTTACTCACGCTTACCCCTTTTCTCTTTTCAATAATCAAGCTTTATTTAATCTTTTCTTGCTCTTTTTGTAAATACTAAAAATGTTTCTGTACTTTTTTTTCAGTTAACAAAATAGCGAAATCTCCACGTAAAATCTAATTATTACTTTTATTTTCAAAGTGTTATAAATTCCATTTTGATTTTTACGATCTTTTTTAACTGTAATTAGCTGTAATTAAGTGAAATTTTTCAGTTAAGATCTTTTTTATAGATCCTTTTGCCGTAAGGCTTGAGCTTGTTTTTTTAACTGCAAATTAACTGAAAAAACACAAAAACGCGTCAAAAATTCGGCGGGGGAGGAAGTGGATTTTTCGTGACTTCGCCGTTGCCGTGAAAATTTTCCGTGAGTTTTCGCGCATTAGTTCGCGCGTGTCTAACTCTTTGTTATTAAACGCGAAAAATATCGCGCGCAAAAGAAAAGCCCCGCGTTAACGGGGCTTTTTACTGTAACCAGTAAAATGGTCTATTCAATTATTGGGCTTAACTTCGCTTTCTCTGCTTTCGCTTTACTGTTCTGATCTTTGAATGCGTCCTTTTGATCCGGCTGTGGGCCACCATTGTGCGTGTGACTGCTTGCGGTTTCTGCAATATCCGCCACGATCTGTATTAACTCTTCTAAGATTTTAAAAATATTTTGTCCATCCGTCCCCATATAACTAAGCGGGGCAGTAAATTTATTTTTAGTATCTGATACGCGCGACGCGGCGCCCGCGATCCGTTCTTGCAATGTTCCACCTACGCCCACGCTTTTATTAGTCGCTATGGTTTCTTCATAGTTCCCGACAACGCTTACGCTTTTGTTTCCGCCGATCATCTCGTCCGCGTCTGCGTCAATTGTCTTTTCTGACGTGCCGATCGTCTTTGTTTCTTGATCGCACTCAATCACGCGTGTGAATGATTTATCCTTGATCGTCTGATCGGTTTCTCGCGTTTTGTTACCTGCAGCGTCTGTGCGTTCATAAACCTCTGGGCGTTGTTGTTTTAATTGTTCACCCGGCTCTACGTTCGGGATTGTCTTGTCTTGTGCCAACATCGTGCGCACAAACGGCTTATCAGAACGCCCGTAAGCAAACCCAACCTCTACCACCGTTCCAACTTCTGGAAAAGCAAAATCCCCGCCCTGTGAGCCTGTACTCGTCACGGGCAACGGCACTGCGGGATAGACCGGCACGGCTTGATCAACTTCGCCGTGTTCGTCCAACAACTGCAATTCTACGGCATACTTCGGGCGGAACGGGTCTGAAATATCACCCGCACCCGACGGATCAGCCACACCGACCACTTTCGCATAGCGGGGCAAATGATAACCGCCCGCTAATTCAGGGAATGTTTTTTCTATCTGACGACGCTCGGGGCTTTTCTGCGCTGGCTTTCCGTCTTTGTCTAAACTTTCCCACGTCAACACATAATCATCACCTTTTAACTGCACCGTTTTGATTTTATTTCCGTTAATCATCGCGCCCGGTCGAATAGCGGCGGCGATCGGGATCGTCATATCATTGCTGCCGCTTGATAACGTCACGCTTTCATCTATACGCACGTCGCGACCGAACCAACGTGAATCATCGTGCGAACCGATGAACAGCGAACCGTCCGCCGCCTGTTGCCACATATAGTTTTTGATTTGATATTGTCGCCCGATATTATTTAAAAGCTGATAACCGCTTCCGGTATGTGTGAAAAGCGGGATCGGCGTGTCTGCGTAACTCGCCGCCGGCACTTTAACAGTGATCCCCGTCGCGCTTGTAATCCACGCGCAAAGATCCCTTAACGTGACATGACGGTGCGAACAATTAAGCGGTCTTTCAAAAATCGCCACTTTCTCACGCACGAATAGCTTTTTATAGCCGTTTTCGGCTAACTGTTCACGCTCAACAAACCCGTCAAACCATTTATAAAAATTGTCGTATTCACCAACAAAAATCACCGCACTTTTCCCTTCGCACTGCTTATCTGTACGAACAGTGACGAACCCGCGCCCTGTATTATTCAACTCTAAAATCAAGTCTTCTTGCGCTAATTCTAATTCTTCACCATTTATCCTCACTGTTTTAATTATTTTCATCCCAAACCACCCAAAATATCATCAATTTTTTTAGATATTGAATTATCACCTTCTTGCTGTTTTTCTGCTGATTTCGCTCCATCATTTTTTTTCTGCTGTTCTGCTACTGGAGCTTTCTCACTCTGCGTTTTTACTGTCGGTTTTGGCTTGCGCTGTTCTTTTTTCTCTGCAATTGAATTCACTTCGCGCAACGTAAAAGATACTTGCCACGCTAAACGCCCGCCCATTTCTGTCGCGCTCACTTGTCCCGTGAATTGCACTTCTCGCATATTAATTGCCTCGGCGATTAAGCACGAAACTCGGTATTTGACTTGCTCGCCTTTCTCATTCTCTGCCTCTGCTAAGTTAAACAGGTTAGTGAGCCATTCTTTGCGCTCATACGGAATCACGCCGATAACGTTTAATTCTTTCGCTTTCACGCCTTTATCTGTTTTTTTCGTGCTCGATTTCTGCCCGCTCATATCTTTATCGTCGCGCTTTACGCTCGCGTTTATGTTTATATCGTGCAAATGAATCGGCTTGCCGTCTAACGCTAACTGCACGCTCGGATTGCGCTTAATCGTTGTCATTTAACATTCCTTTAATCGTTGATAAATCCGCGCCGATAAACATCACGCAAGCCGTAAACACATTGCTTGCGGGCGGGATATTTAATTTTATTTGCGCGTCGGCTGATTCTAAAAAGTCCGACGCACTGAACGCGTCAACTAAAACACTTGTATCTAACATTTCCGCAACGCGGCGCGCATTCTGTTGTTCTTTCTCACGTTTCACAGCTAAAAGTGCCGTCAATTTTGCTTGCGGGTCGCCCGAGCTTGTCGCTTTTGCTGCACTCATTGCGTTGCGTAAAATTGACTGCATTTCACGATTCGCCCCCGGCGTAATATCTGCTGATTTAGCGAAAGCAGGGCTTTGAATCGTCGGCGTCTTAATCATCTTCGTTTCTTGCAATGACTTACTTGCTTTCGCATAATCAAGCGCTTGCTTAAAAGTCGGTTCAGGCATTAAAACGCGCACTTGTTCAAGTCTGCTGATAAAGTCTTGAATATCATTGCTAGTTATCATCACCGCAATCACATCCTGCTGCCCTCGAGGGCGATTTGGATCAGCATAATCAACTAACTTCGCAGAAAGTGCTTTCACTGCATTTTCAGGCGATAGATACATATTTGATTTTTCTTTAATTCCATGTGACCAGTTATGCACCCCGATTTTGACCCCTTGCGCTGATAGCGAAAAGGGGGAAATATTCCCCCTCTGTGCTTGTTCAAGTGTGCGCTTTGCCTGCGGGGCTAGTTTTAATTTTTGCTTTTTCCACATAGCGCCCCCTTTACAATGACTTTGTTTTAGTGACTAAAAAGACGACATTTTGCCCAACCGTGAGATCAACCGGGGCGTTTTCTTTTAAAGTGATTTTTTTATTATTTGCTGTTTCAATCGCTAATTTCTTTTCTTGTTTTGACTGATCCTCATAGATTAAAAAGCAACTACCTTCTGGCGCAAACTGAATCAAAGTCCCGTCAATATCAATCTCTTTCTGATCTATGTTTTTCACCGTGATCGCCGATCGTGTAA